CTGAAGCAACATTGGAAGGTGTGTTAAAAAAATATAACACACAGGCTGAAAAGTTAAGACAAATTAGGGACGATGATAAACTTTCTATTGAGGAAAGAATTAAAGCCAATAATGAATTAGGCGAAGTGTTAAAGAAACGCCAAACAATAGCCCTTGCACTTGCTGAAAAAGGTATAGCAGCGGCACAGGCCGACCTTAACGCAAACAAAGGTAACATCGATTTACAGGCTGCATTAATTAGAGCACAGAATGCAAGGCTTGATGTTCTTGATGAAGTTGCAGGGATGGAGAGTGAGCAAAAAATGAACAGCAATGCTTTAACAAGAGAGCAGATTGCACTTACTAAAACACAATCGGAAAATGATGCAAAGGCTGCTTTTGATAAAGAAAAGTTAGCAGCTTCTTTTATTGAAAATGAACTTTTAAGAAACCAAACATTACAAGCAATTCGAGATAAAGAAAGGGCAAGCGAAGTAAAAAGATTACAAGACAATGTTAACCAATTTGCAGCAGGTACACAAGCAAGGGTAGATGCAGAGGTAGCACTAAAACAAAAAATTGCTGAATTAGATGCAGCCGATGAACAGTCAAAAGTTGAACGTGGCAAAATAACCTTAAAAAGAGAGCAAGATTTAAACGCTGCAAGGCTTCAAAATAGTGTTGAATTTTTAAACAATGAAAAGGCTGCTTTAGAATTAATTGCCAACCCAATTGAAAAACTAAACAAACAAATTGAACTTGCAAAGTTAGAGCATGATGCAAAAATTAATTTAATAACATCTCAAAGAGATGCTGAAATATTGGCTGCCGAAAAAGCAGGGTTAGATGTTGCAGCTATAAAAGAAAAGTATGATAATCAAATTGCCGCAACTGATACCCAATTAGCAACCACACAAAAGACTTTGAGCAAGTCAACTATGGAAGCTAAGATGGCTGAATTTGAAGCAGTAGGTAATGCTTTTGGTGCATTGAGTGATTTGATTGGGCAGCAAACTGTTATTGGCAAAGGGTTGGCGGTTGGGCAAGCAATAATTAATACTTATACAGGTGCAACTAAAGCACTTGCACAAGGTGGAATTTTAGGCTTTGTTGGTGCAGCATCAGTTATAGCAAGCGGATTAAGCTCTGTTAGAAAAATATTAGCAACACCATTGCCTGGTGCAGCAGGTGGAAGTTCAGCAGGTGCGGGTATGAGTGCATCTATTTCAGCACCTGTATTACCACAAGCAGCAACCACAACTTTAAACCAAGGGCAAATAAATCAAATAGGCAACACAGCAGCAAGGGCATTTGTAATTGAAAGCGATGTAAGTAATAATCAAGAACGTATTAGAAGGTTAAATAGGGCTGCAAGGATTAATTAAAAGTACCAAACCTACCAATTTTATATTAATTAGGTATGGAGTTACCTATTATTTATGAGCTCAGAATACAAAAAGATTTAGCCGATGCTGCAGAAGTTTCTTTTGTGGCATTGGTAGATAAACCTGCCATAAGAAAAGAATTCCTAGTATTTGATGAGCAGAAATTAGCCTTTGCCATTGAAAGCGAAGACCAGCATATTATTTCTGGCCCGTTAATGTTAGCCGATGAGCCTATCATTCGTAACAATGCAAAATATGGGCAACACTTTATAAAATTTTCAGCCGAAACAATTAAGGAAATAGCTATTAAATTTTCAAAGAAAGGCTATCAAAAGAACGTGAATTTAATGCATGAAGAAAATATGCAGTTAGATGGGTTGGTAATGTTTGAAAGTTTTATAGTAGACAGTAAGCGAGGCATTAAGCCAATGAATGGTTTTGAAGAAGTAAAAGATGGTAGTTGGTTTGGTTCTTTCTATGTAGAGAATCCGCAAGCATGGCAACTTATCAAAGATGGTAAAGTAAAAGGTTTTTCAGTTGAAGGAATGTTTGATTATGTACTACCAGAAAAAACACCCGAACAGCAATTACAAGAACTTGCTGCATTATTAAAAGTACCTTTTTTATCAAATTAATATATACTAATATGGAAAAGAATCCAGCACAAGTTATTTTAGAAAGAACTGCTCAATTTTTCAATACGTTGATGAATGGTTCACAAGACCCTGCACCCGATGCAAGCGGTACTACAACAGCACCACAGAAAATGATGGAAGCTAAGTTGAAAGATGGTACTGTGATTGAAGTAACTGAAATGGCAGTTAATGGTGTTGTAACGATTGCAGGTACAGCAGCACCTGTAGGAGAGCATGAATTAGAAGATGGTACTAAAATAGTTTTAGGCGATAATGGTGTTATCATGGAAATTATGCCATCGCAAGCAGCACCCGAACCAGCTATGCCGCCAATGGAAGATATGAGTGCAAAATTTGCAGCATTTGAAAGTGCAACAAATGAAAAGTTTGCATCTTATGAAAACAAGTTTGCTGAATACGAAGCTAAATTGGCTCAATCAAATAAAGTTATTCAGGGCTTAATGGATTTGTCTAAACTATTGGTTGAAGCACCACAAGCAAAACCTGATAGTGCCGTACCAATGGGCAACAACTTTGCCGCAATTACACCAGAAGACCCAAAAGAAAAATGGAATCAAATGGCTAAACAACTTTGTTCATAACAATTAAAAATAAAAAAAATGAGTTTATCATTAGGCAGCTTAACAGCATATACTAGACAAGAAATTGGACCTTTATTAACCGAAGCGGTATTGAGCGCTAAAACACAAATGCTTATTAAGCAAGGTGGTATTTTGTTACCTAAAACAAAGTCATCTGTTGCTATTCCTAGGCTAACAACTGATGCATTTTTTCAAACAGATGCATGTGGTTGGAGTGCAAGTGGCACAACAACAGTAACGCAAAGAAATGTCACTGTTGGGAGAATTAAGTTGGAAGAAGCAATTTGCCCAAAAGATTTTGAAGCATACTTTATACAAGAAGCTTTGAAAGCTGGTAGCACATACGAAGATTATGGTTGGGCAGAATTTAAAACAAAATTTGCCGAGCTTAAAAACATGCACATTGCCAAGCAGTTAGAGCTTGCTATTTGGCAAGGTGACACAGGTAGCGGTACAAGTTACTTAAACAAATTTGATGGCTTAAAAAAGTTGATTGATGCAGGTTCACCAGTAGATGCTAACGTTAGTGGTTTTACAGGTGCAACAGGTACAATTACAGCAATTACTTCTGCTAACGTAGTAAGCGTATTACAAGCTATTTATAAGGCAATACCTGCTGAAATTATTGATGCTGAAGATTTGCACATTTTCTGCGGTTTTGATTTGTATCGTTTGGCTGTATTAGCTTACACTAACCTGAACTTGTTTAACTACACAAGAGATGCCGACAAAGACCAATCATTCGTTATTCCGGGAACTAACGTTAAATTAACAGCAGTTAATGGATTGAACGGTTTGGGTGACTTATATGCAACGCGTTTGAGCAACATAGCACTTGCGTTCGATTTGGAAGCTGAAGAAGAAAACTTTAAAATTTGGTACAGCCAAGACAACAACGAAGTGCGTTTTAGAGTGGCGTTTAAGTTGGGTGTTAATGTTGCTTACACAAATTTGTGCGTGAAGTTTGTAAGTACTATCTAATTAGTATAAATTAATAAACCGAAAAAGGCTGCTGCTATAGTAGCAGCCTTTTTTATAAATATCATAAATTATGGGATGTGCGATAAACGCAGGTTATACCATTGATTGCAGGGAAAATGTAGGAGGTGTTAAAGCCGTTTACATTGCAGAATTTGGTAACATGACCGTTAGCGAAGTAAGTGGTTTGGTTACAGGCATTACCAAAGCAACAAGCAAAAGATTTTACAAATTTGAAGTGCCGAGAGCAACAGCTAACACTTCAACCAATGCAACAGCAAGCGAAGAAAACGGGTCACTATTCTTTACCCATCAAGTTGTTTTCCCTTTGAACAAAAGAGATGCAACTACAAGAAATATTATTACTACTTTAGCTAAAGCTAAGTTGTTGGTAGTAACGTTAGATAATGATGGTAGTTATAGAATGTACGGCAAGGGGCAAGGCTTATATTTAGCTTCTACTGAAGCTGGTAGTGGTACTGCAATGGCTGATAGAAATGGTTACAACATTACATTAACAGGAATGCAAACAGAGGACTTTTTAGAAGTATCAGCAGGCGTTGGTGCAGCACTTGAAACAGCAGGTTAGTTTTGATTTATATTTTTAGTTTTGTTTTATCCCCTACCTACCTTGTGTGGTAGGGGATTTTTAATTAATACATCATGCTTCATTTAACAAAAGGTAGTACCAACATATTATATTTTACTGCACTTGAAAATGCAGTTTTGACAAACCCAAATTATTTGTTTATTTTTACGAGTAGTAACAACAATGTAATTAGTTTTGTCAAAGCAAATGAAAGCACAGTAGATAGGTATCAAAAAGCAACTGTTGTAACGAATACTTATTTTGAAAATTATGATGCTGGTATGTGGCGTTATAAAATTAGAGAGCAAGCAAGCGGCAGCAACACAGATGAAGATGAAAGCGGTGCAATAGTAGAGGAAGGTTTTATGTATTTGCACGAAGCAACAGGATTTACACCAACAGTTTATGATGAGCAAGACAATACATTTATTACTTACAACGTAGAATAATGAAGCAATATAGAAACCTTATTACCATTCAATTTGACCAAGCACAGCAGCCTAAGTTTGAGGAAAAGAAAGCACAAGGTTATGTTGAATTTGGTGAAAAAAATAATTACCCAAATTACTTGATTGGATTATACAATGAAAGCCCAAAACATGGCACTATTGTAAAAAAGAAAGTTAAGTTTTGCTTTGGTAAAGGTTTTAAAGATGTGCCAAAAAAAGCTAATACTGAAGGTGAAAGTTGGAATACTATTTTAAAGCGTTGTATTTTAGATGACCATTTGCATGGTGGTTATTATTTACAAATAGTTTATAATGCTCTAGGAAATATTGCAAATGTTTTTCATATACCTTTTCAGAAAGTAAGGGTATCTAAAGACCTTAGAAAATTCTATGTAAAAAATGATTGGGAGGCTAGCAACTATAAAGAGAAACCACGTTGCTATGATGCTTACAACCTTAATGATAAAACAGGCTCACAAATATTGTACATCAAGCAATATAACCCTTTTAGTGATGTTTATCCAATGCCCGATTATTTTCAAGGGTTAAATTATATTGAAAGTGATATACAAATTAGTAGGCATATTTTAGGCAATGCAAAGCACAACTTTGTTGCAACCAAGTTAATTAATTTTAACAATGGTTTGCCACAGGAAGAAGAGCAAGAACAGGTTGAGTTAGATATGAAGAAAAAGTTTTCAAACCATGATGGGGATAGGTTTGTTTTATCTTTTAATTCAAGCAAAGAGAATGGAGTTGATATTGTCGATTTAGGGCAAACATCTTTAACTAAAGAAGATTTTAATAATGTAAATAATTTAGTTCAACAAGAAATATTTATTTGCCATCAAGCTACTTCGCCACAATTATTTGGCGTTGCTGGTACTTCTGCTTTTTCAAGAAATGAGATAAGAGACGCTTATGAAGAATTTAATAATATTTATGCAAATGAAAGGCAAGAAGAATATGAAAAAGTATTTAGCAAGTTAATGAATATGGCAGGTATCCCGGGCGATTGGAAGATTATATCTGTTGAACCTTTGGGCTTTGAATTTACTGAATCAGTAATGGTAGCGAATATGACACGTAATGAAATACGTGAAAAGTTAGGACTTGCACCTGATATGATTGAACCAAGTGGAAACGTACAGGCTTCAATGCAGGGCAATGATGCACTTGTAAATATTACAGGTAGGCAGCAACAGGCTTTACTTAGAATTAGCCGTCTATTCTCACAAGGTAAATTAACTAAGGCTCAAGCATCAATTCAATTAAAAGGTTTTGGTTTTGATGATACAAGCATCAATGCTTATTTAGGCATAGATGACAACCCACAAACAAACGACTTTGCAGCCGTTGAAGATGATATTTTATTGAATGAGTTTGCTGCATGTGGGGATGATGTAAATGATTTTAATATCATTGAAAAAAAAAATTATGAGAAGTTTCAAGAAATAGAAGCACCCACAAAATTGGAAGCTAATATTTTAGAACTTTTAAATAAGGATAAAAGAATAACCAATGAAACTATTGCAGCAACATTAAAAGTGCCATTAGAAATAGTAAGTAAAACTATTGCTGATATGGTTGCACTTGATTTGATTGCAGTAAGTACAGCAGCGCTAGGCACTATTGAACGTAGCTTAACAAAACCTATTGCAAAGATTTTAGGCAACATTAAGCCATCAATAACACAAGTTCTTTTAAGATATACTTATAGTGGACCAGAAGATAGCAAAAACCGTCCTTTTTGTGCAAAGATGATGCAGCTATCTAAAACAAAATTGTGGAGCAGGCAAGATATTGAAAATATTAGTTTGCGTTTAGGTTATTCAGTTTGGGATAGAAGGGGCGGTTGGTGGACTATGCCAGACGGGCAACATTCACCATCATGCAGGCACGAATGGAAAACAGTAATAGTAACGAAGAAAAAATAATATTATGAGTTTAAACATAGCTTTTATTGATGTTGTATTTATTAAAAAGCGTTACCCTATATCAACTGCCATTGATGATAAACAAGTAATACCTTTAATTAAACTTGCACAAGATAAATACATACTGCCTGCTTTGGGTAGTGGTTTGTACAATCGTTTACAGCAAGGCATAGAAGTAAGCAACTTAACCAATGATGAAAAAGAATTATTGAACAATTATGTTAGTGATACTTTGTTGTGGTTTACATTGGGTGAAATGGTAACACTTACCAGTTATCAATTTTTTAGTAAAGGGGTGCTTCAAAAGAGTGCTGAAGAAAGCCAAAACCCAAGTAAGGGAACTTTTGAATTGTTAGAAAGAAAGTTTACAAGCAATGCAGAATTTTATAAGCAAAGGTTAGTAGATTATTTAATTGAGAATAGAAATTTGTTTTATACTTACCTTAATCCTGGTACAGGAATAGATACGATATTTCCACAAGAAAAAGCTTACACTTCCCCTATTTATTTAGGTCGTGGCAGTTATAGCAGAAGACAAGCAATATTGCGTAGTGGTGGTGCTAATGTAAGCGGTGAAAATACAATTACTTACGTTATTACAGGTAGTGGTGATACTGCTCAATTTACATTGAGTGTGTTAGCAGGTAAAACATTATTGACATGTGCAAGAAGTGGATTGGCAAAGATTACCAGCAATATAGCCGTAGCCGATACTAACTACATACAAATAAGTAATGGTGTTATTTATGCACCAACAGGAGATATATTTCAAACAGGCGAAACATTTATTATCACATATAAATAATATGGCAAAACAAAGAAGCTACAAAAAAGAATTTATTGAAAAAGTAAAGCAAAAATTTTACCATGACTTACAACCAAATAGTAACGGATATGCGAACAATAATGCAAGCACATGCAATGATAAAGCAGGTAAAGTTTGCAACACCGTTAGAGTGGTTAAGTCGAGATGAACAACCAGAATACCCTATTGTATGTTATGCTATTAATGCAGGGCAATTAAATAAAGGTAGGGAGCAGGTTTTTAATGTGCAGTTATGGTTTTTAGATAAGAGTGGTGTTGAAGCAGAATTTGAAACAGATGTAGTAAGTGATCAAATGCAAATAGCTGCTGATATTGTTTCTAAATTAAGATTAGAAAATAGTGATTGGTTTATTGATAATAACATTAATTTTGATGTGATTAGTGATAAATTTGAAGATTATTTAGCTGGTGTACAATTAACATTTAACATATTTACAATTTCAAATTATGATTCGTGTGATATTCCTGCTACTGCTTAGTAGCATAGCATTTGCAAGTAACAGCCAAAGTTGGAATACCTACCTACAAAAGCGGTTTAAAAGTTTTGGTTTATGGGCTGATAGTATTTCTATTCAACCATCCGATACAACAAATAATAAGGCTGCTAAAAGTATAGCGGTAATTGGTAGCAGCATGTATGTATCTAATGGCACTTTTTGGACTGCTATTACAGGCGGCGGCTCTTCTCTCCCATCCCAAACAGGCAATAGCGGCAAGTATTTAAAAACAGATGGTACAACTGCAAGTTGGGGACTTCCAAATTTTGCAGATAGTGTTGATTTTGCAGGTTCAGGCGTAGGTATGTATTTAAGAATTAACCCGGGAGGGTCAGGTACAAAAAAGTATGACTTTGCAAATGTTGGAGGTATAAATACAATAACTGGTTTTTCACCTATTATTGTTACTGGTAGTGGTAGCTTAAGAGATATTGCTTTAGATACAACCAACTCAGATTATGGCTTATTAACTAGAGGAAGATTTACCAATATTAATGCTGCCAATTTAACTATATCTTCTTCAAATAGTACGTTTCAAAGGCTAGATAATTTGCAAAGCGATTTGACAGCAAGTGCTACTAAATACCCTAGTGTAAATGCTGTTAATACAGGATTGTCAAACCTTAACGCAAGCAACATTACGGCAGGTACTTTACCTATTTCAAGGTTAGATACAGGTAGAGGCACAAGTCAATCTGTAACAGGTGGGTCATTGAATAAAGTAAAAGATAGTTTGCAAGCAAATATTGACAATAAAATAACAAAAGGTTCGTCTGCTACACAAATAGTTTTAAGTAATGGTACGTTTCAAAAAACTGCACCATACGCATTAACGTATAGTTTAACACTTGATTTAAACTATGCAAATAGCACAACCCAAACAGTAACACTAACAGGCAACACAACTTTTAGTTTTAGCAACTTCCCTGACGGTGGTGTAATGTTTGTTTATATAACACAAGATGGCACAGGCGGAAGAACATCGACTTTCCCAACAATTAAAGTGGGTGGTAATGGTTCAGGTGTTGTAACCCTTAGCACATTGGCTAATGCAACAGATGCAGTAGCTATACAAAAAGTAGGCTCAAATTATTTTGTTAACTATCAATTAAATTTTAATTAGTATGCGTTTATTATTTCTATTGTTGATTTCATTTTCTTGCTGTGGGCAAAACCCAACATTGCAGAATTTTTTTATGATGAATAAAGACCAATGTTATACGTTTAAAAATGCAGAAGGAAAGGCGATTGATAGCATAAATGTTTTACGAGGACAAAAATTTCTATATAAAGAAAAGGTAGCAATTGATTCTTTGATATCTATGCTTAAAACAAATGGCACTTGGACAAAATATAATGCTATCTATACAATGGCAGGGGGTAATTGGAAAAGTTGCGGAATCAATTATAAAGACCCAAGAGATGTTTCTATATGGTCGCCAAATTACACATCCTATACTACAAGTCAATCTACTAACTATTCTCGTAAATGGGGAATAAAAGGTGATGGTTTTAATTTTTATATTAATACAGCTATTCCCAATAGTGTATATACACAAACAAATTTTGGTTTTGGAATTTACGTAATAAAAAGTTACAGAAGTATAGGTACTATAATAAGTAGTTTTAATACAAGTTATGCCAATTTTTTTGAGATACAAAATAATACAAGTATAGCTGGAAGCGATAGTAGTTATAATGCTTGGATTGCCTACGCGAACAATAACACTACAACAGTTATTTACGATCATAAAATAAACAACGCCAATATCGTGGGTAAAGGATTTATAATGGCATCGAGAACTGCGGCTAATAATTTTAGAATTTATTATAATAATCAAACACCAACAGCTACAGCAATAACTACTAATAATGGTGGTGGAAATGATGGTAGCGATATTTATTTAATGTATAGAAATGCCACACCAAATAGTTACAACAACTCATCTTTTGGTGCTTTCATGCTAACAATACAAGGGTTTACAGCAACAGAAGTTGCTAATGATAATGCAAGCTGGAACATTTATTTTGATTTATTAGGTGTAACAAGATACAACTATTCATCTTATAGGAATACAAATTTAGTTATTGATGGGGATAGCCAAAGTGCAAATACTGGTGGTTACAATGCTTGGTGGATTCCTGACGGTACAAGTTCAACAGGCATTTTAGCAGCGTTAACACCACAGATAAAAACATACAGCAATATTGCAGTAGGTGGTACAACGATTGGTCCAATTTCAGACCCAACAAGTATGCTTGGAAGGCAGGCAACCAATATGCTGCCATTGTACAATGGAAGTGTTGAGCACAATGTTGGGGTTTTGTGGGGCGGAACAAATGACGATTGTGCAGGGCGTTCTGCAACGGACATTTTTGCTGATATTGTTACCTACGTAAATAATGCTAAAGCGGTTGGCTTTAAAATGGTTGTAGCTACATGCCTTCCAAGAACACAATTATGTGGCTCAGTCGTTGGTAGTACTTATGAAACTGTTAGACTTGCTTTAAATAACCTTATTCGCAACAACGCACAAACTTATGGTTACGAAGTTGCTGATGTTGCACTTGACCAAAATATGGGTACAAGTGCAACAGCAAGTAACAACACAACTTATTATAATGCCGATAAAGTACACTTAACAGTTACAGGTGCAACAACGTTGTTCAAGTATTTTCATGGTGCAATAATGAATTTGATTTACTAAATGAACCAACAACATAACTAATAAAAATATTTAATACAATGTTTTTCTTAAACAAGCAGGTAGATTTTTTTACAAATGAATTATTAAAGTATAGTGTAGTTGGGCTTTTTTGTGCCTTATTTCTTATTGCAATTGTTGTTTTGGTAAGCTGGTTTAAAAAATGGATTGAAGAGCAGAATAAACTTAAAGATGAACGTATAAAAAAACTAGAAGATAGATTGGATTTTTACGAAAAAAACGATAGGCAAGATATGATGATGCTTATTGAAAGGAGCAATGTTTTACACGAAAGAAGCGAAAGGCTTTGGGAAGAAATGAAAACATTATTAATTAGATTAAAATAAATTTGTATGAATTACACTCCCTTGGTATTATTGGCTTTAAACATGTTTGGTATTCTCATTCATAACTTAATGAAGATGGATGAAATAAACAAAAAAAGCAACGGCAATTTTAAGTTAATGCAATATTTAAAATTAGAACGTTTTAGCATTGCTGTATCAATTTGTTTTGGTATAGTATGTGTTATAGCCAGTCAGGAAATAAAGCAGCTTGAACAGGTTGGCAAGTGGTTAGGATTGGCTTTTGTTGCCATTGGCTATATGGCACAATCTATTATTATAAAGTTTGGTGGCAAAGCCGAAAAGTTTATTGATAACACAACTAAAGATTAAGTATGAAAGCAATAATTGGTTTTTTATATACCATACTTTTTGTTTTGTTATTGTCAAGCTGTAGCATAAGAAGTATAAGTAAATCTATTGGCAAAAGCAAAAGCGATAGTATTACCAACACTTATAAAGATACTTTTTCTACTAAAAAAGCTGAGGTAAAAAAAACTACCAAAAAAGATACTGCCAGCCAACAAGAAACGGTGGATAGCAGCGAAGTAATTATTGTGTTTGCCGATGATGATAGCAGCAAGCCTAGTGGTCCTGTTGTAATAAAAAAAGACATTACACAAACTACCATTGATGCTGGTGGACGCAAAATAAAAAGCATTAAAACCAAGCAAACCAAAGTTTCGAAAGATAGCAGTGGTATTAATGAGCAAACCAATACAGTAACCAATACCCAAGATAGTACAGGTAAAAAAGAAACTACTACAACGCATGTAAAAAAACAAAATGAGTTTAGTACCTTAAACAAAAAAGGTAAAAGTTTTGTTGTTAAGTTTTTGATTGGTTGGTGGTTGTTGTTGTTGATAATTGTAATGCTGAAAATTTTAAAATCTGTAAAAAAGTTAAAAATATAAAACAAAAAAAAACCATGAAAAAGCAATATCTATTTATAAAGATTGCAATAACTTTTAAATAAACAAATAATGCTTACAACACCACAACTCATTGCTAAATATGGGCAACCAAATGAAGAAGGCACTTATCTTGTAACTATTGATTTGCCTTATCCTATGCGTTTAAGTTGGGATAAAAATTCAGTAGTTAATAAGATGCGTTGCCATTCTTTAGTTGCTGATAACTTTCTAAGAGTGTTTAATGAGTTATTAAAGGTGTATGGTTACGAAAAGATTAAAGAGCTTGGAATCGACTTATTTGGTGGTTGTTTTAACTTTCGTAAGATGCGAGGCGGCAACGATTATAGCCGTCATTCTTGGGGTGTTGCCATAGATTTAGATCCTGATAGAAACCAACTAAAAGAGAGTGCTAAAACAGCAAGATTTGCACGTTCAGAATATAAGCCTATGATTGATATTTTTTATAAGCATGGCTTTAAATCTTTGGGGGTTGAAAAAGGATACGATTATATGCACTTTGAAACTGCCAGTTAAATAGATTGTTTTTCAAGTAGTTGTATCATTTTATATAAAAGTTGTGTAGCTTTACAAGATTAAAATCATTGATAATCAACAGATTAGTTGCAAAATACAAAAAGTAATGTAAAGTTACATTACTTTTTTATCAACAAATCGTGTATGAAGGTCCAACTATTGAGGTTAGAATATATCCTCCTGCGACTGTAATTAATGAGTTATCTGCCAAGGGGACGTTGGCAGTAAGGCTAAGACACATCGCTTTTTTCAATAGTTTTCAAGACTAAATTATCTTCATCATCATAACTAAAACAATCATCGCAATAATGCTTATCATCTTCATCTATCCAATTAGCTTCCATTGCAACATCTTCTGCATAGGTCTTATCTGACCAAGCAGAAAATTCAGAGTCTTCATTTACATCTTTGCCACAATTATCACATATTACTGTGTACATTGTTAATTCTTTTAACATAATTTATTTTTTAAATTTATAAAATAGAACAACTGCGGCAAGCCCTGTTCGTTAGGTGCAATGCCAGCAGACACCCTAAAACAAACGAGCCTGACTGACAAATTCCTCATATCTTTTATTTTGTTTGTTAAAATATTCCTCATCAATTTCACAACCGACAAAGTGTAATTTATTTTTATTGGCACTTATTCGACTTGAACCACTACCCAAGTGAGTATCTAAAACTTTCATTCCTTCAGTTGCATATCTTGAATAAATAAAGTCATACAATGCCACAGGCTTTTGGGTTGGGTGCATTCTAATTTCTTTATCTTTCATATTGCCTTGTAACATTCCAGCCCAGCGAAATTTAAAACGTCTTACCGCAGTTCCAAATGAAGCCCAAGCCATTTCACAATCAGCAAAATCATTTTCGCCATTTTCTTTATCCCAAATTATCCAACAACTACTATCATAGGGCATTCGGCTAATAAAGTGATTTGCACCCCAAACAATTTGATTTTTAGAAACTCTAAACAACTCATAAAAGTATTCAAGTGGTGGCGGTTCTTTATCCCAATTTTTAGGAGTGTATTCTTTAGCTTTTGCTTGTTTTGAACGGCTATGGTTTTTTTCACCATCCTCACCAATTCCATAAGGTGGGTCAACTACAGCCAAATCGAAGTATTTATCAGGGTAATGCTTCATTAAAAAAATACAGTCCATTAAATACACTTCCGACACCAAAGGCACTGCACCTAACAAGGTATTGCCAAAAGTGGGGCTTTCGTGCTTTATATAAACATTTGTATCTATATTCATAATTTTGTATTTTTAATTAACTTTGGTGGTTTAATGCCAAGAGACCGCCTACCATAAACGAGCCTGACTGACAAATTCCTCATATCTTTTATTTTGTTTGTTAAAATATTCCTCATCAATTTCACAACCGACAAAGTGTAATTTTGCTTTATTGGCACTTATTCTACTGCTTCCACTTCCTAAATGTGTATCAAGTATTTTCATACCTTCGGTTGCATACTTTGAAAATATCCAATCATATAACTTTATGGGCTTTTGAGTGGGGTGCATCTTATTCTCTTGATTAGCCACTGCTCTATGTATTGTGTGTATTCTCATTGCTTTATCAAATGAAGTCCAAGCCATTTCACCATCTGCCAAGCTAAAATCTCTTTGACCCTTATCCCAAATTAACCAGCATTCTGAATTAGGTAACATATTTGCAAAGTAATTACCACCCCACACAATTTGATTTTTAGATACTCGCTGAAGTTCTGCAAAGTATTCAGGGGTTGGTATTGTTAAATTCCAACCATTATTACATTTATCCCAATCAATTTTATTATTCCAACCATTCTTTGATGACCTGCCACCGCTTAAATTGTTTCCATAAGGTGGGTCAACTACAGCCAAATCGAAGTATTTATCAGGGTAATGCTTCATTAAAAAAATACAGTCCATTAAATACACTTCCGACACCAAAGGCACTGCACCTAACAAGGTATTGCCAAAAGTGGGGCTTTCGTGCTTTATATAAACATTTGTATCTATATTCATAATTTTGTATTTTTAATTAACTTTGGTGGTTTAATGCCACACCTTCGGCAAGCCCTGTTCGTTAGTAGCCATTTTCCAAACACACCTTTTCAGCTAACTCTAACACCTTTTGTTCGGCTTCTTCTCGGCTTCCATAGCTTTTAATGTGTCCTTCTCGTACCATTTGCCAATCGTGGTCGCCTTTGCTTTCATTTTTTCGTTTTTTTCGGTAACATTCAATAGTCCATCCACCGCTACTTGTTGCGTATCGAACAAAAGCCCTAACGCCACGCTTGTCGTAGTCATAAAAACGGCTACTAACATCACCTAAACAAGATGGCTGGCTTTCGTTTTCTAATGAAGTTTTATCTATATTCATAATAATACTTTTTCGTTATCGCCCATTTATAAAAAAGGCAATTTGTGAATTACCCAGTCGTTGTGAATAATAGGGAAAGGCTTCGATTTTAAAGAATGATAAGGCAAAATATCAAAGCCTTTAGCCTCGCACAACTTTTTAAAATTGCCCCAAACTTCTAAAGTCGGGGCAATTACTACTATTATATTTTGGCGGTTCATTTAAAACTTAAAAGCAGGTTTAACATTTTTATTATAATCTAATTCGTTAGATAAACTCAAGGGATATTCACCATAAAGTTCATACTTTAACCTACTTTCAATATCAAATTCTTCACAGCCTTCATGTAAGGTGTGTGTCTGAAAATTATCAACCTGTTTTGATACATAATTACCAGCTTCATTTTGAAATATTGTTTTATATCCTGCTGATATTCCTCTTAATACGATTAATAAGTTTTCCATTTTTTTTAGTTTTTAGTTTTTAGAGATGTAAATATACAACGTATTTTTCTATTTACCAAATATTTTTGTAATTATTTTCAAAATATTTCTAAACACGGTATAAAACAGTTGGGGCGGACGGAACGCTATTTCCCATACAAAAAACCTTGCAATTCTTCACACATTAATGCGAAGTACAAATTTTGTAATTGATGCACATACATAAGATTTACTGCTTCAAAATCATTTGGCGAATAGCAAAAGCAATCTTTTCCTTTTTCCCAAATACGTATGCTTCTACCATTAACTGTAGGGCTATAATAGCCAATGTATTTTGTTAGCAATCTAAAATCAAATCCAAACTTTTTTACTATTTCATCAGTTAGTTCAATCGGATTAAAAAATTCAATTACTAAATCTATATTATCATTTAGAAAAACATCGTTAAAATCATAGGCATCAACAGTATTATTACTGCGTTTTCTTTTATCATATACCCAGTTTCCAACTCTCAACTCATTAGCTTTTATCATAATTATAATTTTTAAACATTACTAAATTTTACCGAAGCATCTTACAACATCTGCTTAAAGCAGTGGGTTTTACCTGCCATTGCGAAAAGGCAACTTATTGTAACATTCTTCTGAACAACAAATAGGGTCTATTGGCATTCCCATACATCCACAATCTCTACCACTACAACACATTTTAGGTTCTTCGCCTTTAAATTCTTCGCCACATACCATGCAACGGCAGGTAACAAGGCGTTTATTCAACGGCTCACTTTCGTTTTTCAAATCAACTTTTTCCATGTTATCAAATTTTGTATTTCAATTAAACATTTGTACGTAAAGTCGCCACTAAATAAACACCCGAAACGTTGCCGAATAATAAATTGAGGGGAAAGTTTAAAAAAAATGCCGCTGTTAATGGTCAACGGCTACCAAATGCTTACGCAACGGAATAATCGCTTTTTGTGAAATGCTACTAATGCGTTTCACAATTTATTGTGATTTTACATTATTATAAAAGTAAGCATTTCGCAACTCACTAAAATGTTATATTCCTTAGCAATTTCAAAAATAGTTATTTAGCAGCAAAACGCAAAGCATTGGCAAGGCTACCATGCTTTTCTTTACAAGCCTTTATAATAGAAGGCTCTACTTGTACAGTTGTGTTTTTTGGCTCATCGCCTTTAACACGTTCTTTCTTTTTTCTTCCAGCATTTGCATTGCCGCCATTTTCTTTACGCTTATCAGTCCAAAACCTTTCAACAAATTGCCAATCAAATTTTGGATAATCAGCCTTGTTTTCAAATATTTCTACTTGGCAATGAACTTTTCTTTTTTTAGCTTGATCTGTATAAAATAAGCATCGTTGCTTTACATCTTCCAAAGTCATAGCCATTGCAGATGATACAGAGCATAATCCTTCTAAAGGCTTATCGTAGTGAATGGAAGCCCTAAACTTATTTTTAGGGCTTTTTATTGATGGTGTTTTGTCTTTTTTCATTATTTATTATTTGTAATTTATACTAAAGCCATATAAGCAGTGCCTTTATATTTGTTAGCCATTTCAGTGTCTCTATTTCTTAAGACTTCTATTTTAGTGTTACTCATTACTACGTTATCAGTTAAAGTAGGTAACATAGAAGCTGCTCTTTTTTCACTTTTTACGTTATTCATTTCCATTAATTGGTAAACTTTCAACATAAAATCTTTTAAAGAAATACCGCTGAAAAATTGGTGAGTAGTCATTTTGTTATAATCAGCAATAACAACTTCTCTATTTTCGGTCATCCAATTTTTTAATTCAAATTTTGCTTTCATATCTTTTTGCTTTTGTTACACAAAGATAAACAATAAAATCATTTCACCAAATATTTTTTGATTTATTTTAAAAATATTTTTCCCTTCAATTTCAAAGACCTAATTTAACCAGCCTATTGCCTTCCTACAACATTGGGTTTGCAGCAAGTGGGGCTGACGAAACTCAGCTCATCATTAGTTTGCTATTCAACCAACTGCAAAGGCTCGGCTACACCTTCAAATTCCCCACACATGCGGCAAGCCGCTGTTCGTTAGCGGCAATACCGAAAGTCAGTAAAGTGAATAATTGCCATAGGGTTTGTTTGTTTGACATTAAACCAATCACAAAAATCTTCAAAACTTAACCCATCGTTCTTTGCTAATGTTTCCCAATCGTTTTTTATACCATTAACCCAAGCAATTGCAAAATTTGCAGGGTCTTCAAGTTTTTCTAAACCTATATTATGCGTTTTATCATACTTAAATATTTCAAGCTGTTTACTCTTATATGGTTTATCTTTCCAAATCCGAACTGATAAAATTGCTTTCCCATCATTTATTTTTTCAAACCGCTTTTCCCATAAATCATAATTGCTACGAATAGTATGTATTTTATCACAATTCTTAATTGCTAAAGGAAAGCCAGTTGGCTGTCCAGCTTTTTTATGAGTAGCTGGGAACTTTTGCGATACTGTTAATACGTAAGTTATCATATATTTTATTTTAAATTGTTTATAAAAGGTACTGCCGCTAACATAAGTTTTGTTCCATTTTGGCGGACGGAAGTACAATCAACTTTTGCAGTGCTATCAGCAGCATTTACACCAGACTGAACACTATCAGCTTTAGTAAGTTTTTTCATCTTTAGTTTATTAATTTTGCTTTTTCGGACTTAAACAGCTTATTAAATATCCTTTCGCTGCAACGTTTATTTGCTAAAACATTTAATAAACAAGGCATACTAATATCGTATTTTTCTAATACTGTTTTTTTTACAGGAGCATTATTATATTCTCTTTGCAGATTAGCCAACTGTTTTTTTGTTGGGTACCTTGTAGTTCCGTTTTGCATTGTTTTTAATTTTTAGCAAACTTATAAAAAAATATTTTATAAAAAAAATTTTATTTTTACATTCTTTCCCTTAGCTTTGTGCAAACAAACAAAACGATATGCAAACACAAGACATTGAAATAGCCATTACAGCAGTAATATTCCTATTACTCGGAATATGGATTGGCTGCAAATACATGGATTATATTTATAATCGTGATATGGCACAAATGGCAAATCACATTTTAGAACTTGAAAAAAAATTGAGCAAATGATTACCCAACACCACATATCCATTCATGAAAAGGCATTAAAATTGCTTCGTGAAATACATGCTGAAACATTGTTACTCGAATATAATGTACAGTCAAACAAAAAACAAAATAGCCCTTACCTTAAAAAAGTAATTCAATTAAAACGTGAACGCATTAAGTCAATGGTTAACCGTTACGAATTTTGCTGCCAGCAATTACTACCTAATGAAGTTATTAATAATCCTATACTTGAAAGATATGGCTAATTATACATTTGCAGCTTCGTTAAACGACTGCTTTATACGAAATGTAAAGGTATCTGCTTACAACATTAAAAAAGCTAACCAGCTTGCAGTTTATGAATTAAAGCAGCTTTACCCAAACACTTACCATAACTTAGAAATTGAATTAACACATTGCAATGAGCCTGCGGCTAAATGCAATAAAAACTTATAACGGCACCAGCTCCCGACATCTGGCAATAATTATGGAAAAACTAACACTCATTCAATCTGAATTAAAAGCACCTAAAAACCAGTACAACAGTTTTGGGAAGTACAAGTATCGAAATTGTGAAGATATTTTAGAAGCAGTTAAGCCTTTGCTTTTAAAACACAAATGTGTTTTAATTATTTCTGATACTATTGAAAATATAGGTAACAGATTTTATGTAAAAGCAACTGCAACTTTTGTTTTTGATGGTGACAAAAAAATACAAGTATCTGCTTACGCAAGGGAAGAAGAAAGTAAAAAAGGTATGGATGGCTCACAAGTAACTGGTGCAGCTTCATCTTATGCTCGTAAATATGCTTTAAATGGTTTATTTTTAATTGATGATACAAAAGATGCTGATAGTGATTTGCAGCCAAAAGAAACTGCTAAACAAAACACATCTAATAATGAAGCCCTACACCTTTCGACTATTGAAGCAATATCCGATATGGAAGTGCTAAAGTCATATTGGAAAGCATTGCCATTGAACGAAAAAACACCAGCTGTAACTGCAATGAAAGATAAAGTAAAAGCTAAAATTGAAGGCAATGATAGTAACCCAACAGACCGCAATTAATAATTAAAAAAACAAAACAAAATGAACACAGAATTATCAACAATTACCACATTAGCATTATTTGAAACATCTAAACAACAACGTGAAAACTTTTGCGTTGATGTTATTAATCAAATTGAAAACGGAGTTGCAGAACCATTAAAAGTACACGCATTTGTTAAGTCAATGGAGGACGTTGTTAAGTTGTTAAATGACAACAAGCGTTACAAAAATTTAGTATTAGAAGCTGCCGAACAAAACGGTAAAAAGTTCCAAATGTTTAACGCTGAATTTTCAGTTAAAGAAGTTGGTGTTAAATATGATTATTCACAATGTAACGACCCAGAACTATTACAATGGAATAATGAATTGGAACAACTAACAGAAAAAATAAAGTCTAAACAAAAGTTTTTACAAACAGTACCTTTAGCAGGGTTAGAAATTGTTGTTGATGATGAAATGGTAAAAGTTTACCCACCATCTAAAAGCAGTACTACAAGCGTTGCTGTTACCTTAAAATAGTACTACCATGAACGACTTCGCCAAATGGATTGAGCAAGAATACTTTGAGCAAGCAAAAGCTTACAGAATAGCATTGTGGAAAGCATGGCAAAGCGTTATTGACTTTCCAATGCCTGTGATTATTAGTGAGCTTAGAATGGTTGCATTGCCCAAGTTTAGCAAGTATAATGGAAACGTTCCAAGAAGTGAACAAACAGCAATTTTTAACACAATTCGTAAACCAGACTTCGCCACAATTAGGGCGGAGTTTATAAAACAATACATAAACAAGGACACCGTAACTTTAGCGGAAAAAAATGGCATACGTAGAAGTTGATATTGATATTGATGAATTTGATACATCTGATTTAGTAGATGAACTTGTCAAAAGAATGAAGTGTCAAAACACAAAAAAATCATTAACGCAAAAACAGAAAGACGAGTTAAAGGAAACGCTAAGTGAATTAAATAAAGTGCTAAGTTTAGCACCAGTAAATGGAATTGAAATTAAAACATTAGATGATAAAATAAAATTTGAGCACATCGCTAATGTATTTAATAGATATTCTATTTATCAATTAGAGCAACTATTATCATAAATCTTAACGGCACTGGCAACCGATACCCAGCAATTAGTATGAGTAAATTGTATAATGGCAGTATTTGCCTTACCGACATTCCAAAAATCAAAATAAATGTTGGCAAAAATGGTAAAAAGTATTTAAGCGTAAATGTTTGGATTAATGACAGCG